TGAGAATCTTTAATGTCATCTGAATCTGGATCGCATAGGTGTGCGAATATCATGTCTAAATATTCTCCTTTAGCAAAAGTTCTTTTTTCTCTCCAATGAACTTCATGAGTTCCAGAAAAAATTAGCGCTTGATTATCTTGAAGTATATATTTTTCTTTTTCAACAACAATTGGCCAGTCCCCGACAATAAATTTTTTAAGCTGTATATCTAGTGTTAAAACTTCTTTATCAAATGCTACATCGTAATGTGGGCTCAGTGACGGGTAACTCCCGTGTCTAAGGTATATCTACAAAATTGAATTCCTAATATTTTTAAATTTTTACCAGAATTTTCAAATGCTTTTTTTTCTACAGTGTCCCATAAATCGGAATCCCCAGATTCTCTCATATCAAAAGCGGGAATATAATACAGCTGCTGACCTACTCTTTTATTATTAACAATTTTTTCAATAGGGCATGAGTTAACATAATCATAAATTTTATTTATTTGAGATTCAGAAAAAAAATCACTTATAATTCTATTATTTTTCATCAGTAGGTATCCAAGTGTTTATCTGGATCTCCAGGATTTATCCATAATCCCTTTGAGTCATTAAAGTCATATTTATTGAAAACTGTTTGTCCTAAATCTTTTAAAATATTTTCATTGTCTTTATTTGCAAAAGAAAATGTATACCATATAGGCATTGTGTATCTAACTCCTGATGTAACCTTAGTAACTTCATGCTGGTACACGGTTGGGAAAAGTATTAGTGTCCCAGGCTTTGGCTTTATGTCCACTCCGTAAGCAGGAAATACAATTCGCCCCCCTTCGTAATCTTCGCCAGGATACATTAACCCTGCAATATTTAATTTATAGTAAGAAGATTTTTCTACTGGCTCTCCGTTTGGATGAAGGCAGTCTGTATGCAAAGCTGAAGCCATCCCAACTCTCCATTTAACAAAATGCAATGAGTTCCATGGCTCTTGTGCAACTTCCAAATCATATTTGTCCATATAATGTTTTTTAATCTCTGCGTATATTTTATCCTGATATTTATTTTGCAAAGCATAGATTGTTCTGTTTTCTTGCTTTACACGAGAAAACCTTATGTCTTTACCACCAGAAAAGTTTGCGTCATCTTTGTACTGATCTAGGTACTGAAGTATAAGTTCACGATCTGGTTTTTCTAAAAAGTCTTCTATTATAATAATATTTGATGGGTCTTGTCCTATCTTTTCGTAATTTGTTTTATACGGTTCCCATGTTTTGGCATCTAAGCTCATTTGTTCTCCTTTTTTATTAAATTATTTGAGAAAAAATCATATATATTTTGCTGGTTATACAGCTCATCTTTAGAATTTACAAAGAATTTAAAATCATGTTCGTTTAAAAATTTATTAGTTTCTCCACACCAAGAAGTCCAAACTAAATTTATTCCAACTTGATCACAATATTGTTCAAATGCTCTCATCGTATGAAGATATCGAATAGCTAAAAGTTGCATTGGCAAGTTGTTAGGAACGCTTGCTATGTTATGCTCTTTTCCTTCATTTACTTCTGGCCTGTACTGGTAAAATATTTTTGGCTTATATATCTGGTGTTCTTCCCAAAACCCTAAATCTCTTATCATTTCTGGGGCTAGCAAACAGATGTTTTTTGGGTTACCAATACTTTTAAAATACTTATACAAATTTGGAACTATTTTATGTACAGAAGCTCCAGGATAAGATAGGTTAGCAAAAGTTTCTGCTCCAAAATCTTTNAATATNTTNTATGCCCAACCNTCTTCTTCTTTTATATCCATNGGAATAGTTCTTTCGCAACCCGCAAAAATGATTTNTTCTGGCTGACCTAAAACAAAATCGTCACACCTTAAGCTATAGTTATTTTTTCTATATTCTGCTTTACTGTCTTCGTGACCTGGTATCATCCATGTTGGATGGTTTTCTACCATAGGCTCAATTTTATTAGATATCCAAACAGAGTGTTTCTGCTTTAAGTTTTGCGATTGCTCTAAATATGACTTCAATTACACTCCGTTTATTTAATTACTAGTTTAATTGTACAGTAATGCTTAGAGGTTTGTCAAGCTTTTTTGACGGATTTTGGCGCCGAATCCCAGTCTGGGCGAGCTACTGACATCACTAAAGAATATGCTCTTTTTTTAAGGAATACGCCATCTCCATTTGCTTGTGATCCTTTTGAATCTCCGCTAGTATTTCCTTCATAACAATACAAATTTTTTCCGTCATTTTTTGCAACAATTCCAACATGCTCTGTATCTGTTGGCTTCTTGTCAAAATTAAAGAAAGCAATATCTCCTGCTTGAGCCTGACCAATTGGAACAATTCTCTTGTTCTTTGCAAACCATTGTGCTCCTGCATCGCATGAAGCAAAACCTTTCTTTGTTGAAGCTGCAACTAAATGCACAACTCCTGCGTCTGCAAAACATCCAGAAACAAACATTGCACACCACGGCTGGTTGTTCATTCCGTAATTCTTTCCAAAAATTGTATCGTTATTTTTACCCTCTGTATACTTTTCGTCAGCATACTTTTTAGCGGCAGCTATAACTTTTGCTGCACTTGGGTGGGTAGATTCTGTCATTTTATTTCTCCTATTTAACTATAGGCTTTATGCCATATAGAGAGTATATCATTTTTAAGACTTTTTGGCTTTTTTATCTACAGCCGCAAATGCCTCATTTACTTCTGTTAATGATAATCTGCCGTCATCAAGGAAAGATCTAGCAAGCTTTTCTACTACTGTAGCTACCCCTAGAGTTCCCGCTAATACCACTGCTTGAATAGTGCTTATTCCAACTACTGCTCCAGCACCTATTACACTAAGTCCAGTAGCAGCAAATACTGCAACTATTCTCATTAATAAATTCCATATATTTTTCATTCTTCCTCCTTGTGTCTAATTGGATATGTAACTGCCCAAACAATTAAAGTTCCAATAATTGCATAACCAACAATTGTTTTTGCTGATCCGTCAAGAACTACCCAAGCAATAAACATTCCTAACAGAGTCCATAGCTGGTCTATCATATCTTTTATTACTCTCTTAATCATGGTTTTCTTCTCCTTATTCTTGGATCTCCGCCTACTGGTCCGCTGCCGCCTGGTCCTTTAGGAGTTGTTCCTCCAGTTGTCGTTCTAGATGCAGATGATGCAGCATTTGCGGCTGCACTTCCCGCAACGCTAACTGCGTTAATTGCAGCATTACTTGCAATAATTGCAGACACTACCATTTCTTCTGCTTCTTTACGCTCTTCATCACTCATGTCAGCACCAATATTTAATACAGCTGTTAATGCTTGTCCTGGATCATCAAATATTGCTGAAACAAATTCTGCTGGAGATTCAAGCACCTGTAAAGCTGCCGCTATCTCTGCTACTATTATAACGGAATTTCCATTCTCATCCTGCCTTACTTCAACGGGAGTAGCGTCTGGCAAGTCATTGTAAGTAAGTCCAGCATCTATTATAGCTTCTGCCGTAATTGCTTCCCCATCTGCCGCCTCAATAATTGCCTCTACAACTAATGCTACTTCTTCGCTAGTAAATTCGCCATCAGTAGATAAAGCTTCAGAAAGATTATTAACTTCATCAGATGTAATCTCTCCATCTGCTCTTAATGCATCTAAAATAATTTCTGAATCAGAGTTAGATAACTCTCCACTAGAAACTAACTCATCAATAATGTTTTCAATTTCCTCTACAGTTAGTGGTGGCTCCTCTGCAGGTGGCTCAATAACTGGTGGCTCCTCTGCAGGTGGCTCAATAACTGGTGGCTCCTCTGCAGGTGGCTCAATAACTGGTGGCTCCTCTGCAGGTGGCTCAACTGGAGTTGGAGCAACTGGTGCGGGGTCTGGTGCTGGAGCAATATAAACTGGAGCAACTGCTGCTATCTCTGCTAATTTTGTGGCTAATGTTGTAGCCGCTGTTGATAATGCAGTCAAAGTATTTTGTGAAACAGTTGCTATTGGTGCAATAACCGTATTTGTATTTGCTGTATTTGTTGCAACAACTGCTGTAATTGCTGAATTTAATGTAGCAATTTGTGCATTTGCTGCATCGACTGACGCCAACACTGCTGAATTATCTGGATCAGGGGTGGGAGTAAATGCGGCGCCTTGACTAATTGTTGCGTTATATCCAGCACCAAGATTTGTATCTGGAGTATTAGTTATTGCTCCGCCAGCAGTTTCTCTTACGTTAAATCTTGTTCCGTTTGGTATTGGTCCTGTAACATTGATATCTGCTGACCAGGCACCATTTGCTGGATTTACGTCTGCATCAAATCTAATTTGAGTCATCTGTGTTTCTGCGGTTGTTAATGGGAATACACGAACATCCCATGCAATAGACAGGGTATTGGTTGTTGTTGAATAAGTAATACCAGATCCATTACTCCATGTAGTCCAGTCATACCCCGCTACAGAAACTGAAGGAGCATTTGGTGTAGAAGAGTAGTTTTGTCCCTCGTTAACGCCAAAAGTTAGAGTTGCATTAGAGCTAACATAAACATTTGAATATGTCACTCCACCTAGTTGTAAATTAAATGGTAAGTTCATAAGAATTCCTGCGTCATCTGTATTTGCTAAAACATTTGATGTTGTTCCAACTGTAGCCACTAAAGCATTTACTGCGTCTTGAGCGGTATTGATTGCAACGTTTGCCTGAGTTAATTGTGTTTGAGCCTCTGTCCGTGCAGGAGTTACTGCTGCTACCGCAGTAGTTGCTGTTGCTATAGTTGCTGTGGTTGATTCTACTGATGTTTGTGCTGACTGAATTAAAGTAGTTGCTGTTTGTATAAGCAATGGCACTTCTGCTACCGCAGCAGTTGCCGCAGTGACTGCAGTGGTAGCTGTTGATACGGCCGTGTTAGATGTTGTTACTGCCTGTACTGCTGTTGCAATTGTTGCAGTTGCTGTTTCTGATGCTGAAACCGCTTGTGCAACTTCAGTGGTAGCTGTTTCAATGGCTGTATTTACTGCTACTTGAGCAGGACTTACAACGACTTGTTCTTGTCCGCCTTGATCTGTAGCCCACGCATAACTTGGTCCAATAAAAAATAGCCAACCCGTTACAAAAAGGCTAGCTAAAAAGTATTTTAACTTTCT